TGCAGCAACGCTTTCATCGCCAACAACACGAAGTGATGCTTCGGTTGATACAGCAGCTTCACGATCAGCAACTTCATCAGCAAGAGCTGAAGCTAATGAACTATCAGCACTTGAACGAGCAGCTGCTTCTGTAGAAACATCTGCATCAATCTTGTTGGCTAATGAAACATCAGCAGCAGCACGGATAGAAGCTTCATTATCAATTCTTGTTGATAATGATGCATCAGCAAGTGAGAATGCACTTGCTAATGAAGATTCAGCTGATTGTGCGCGAGCAGTTTCAGTTGAAACTTTACTATCTAAGCTACTTTCTGCACTTTGAGCACGTGCGGTTTCAGTACTGTCAGCAGCTACTAATACAGCTTCAACACTTTCAGCACGTGATTGTTCTGCACTGATTAGGGTAGCAAGACTACCTTCAGCAGCAACAGCACGTGAAGCTTCTGAGCTAATACTTGTACTTAAACCAGTTGCAAGACTTGAAATTGCACCATCAACACTGCCATCTGCACTCTGGAAAGCAGCAACGATTTCTGTTAATGAATCAAGAGCAGCTGGATCGGTATTTGATAGAATGTTGTCAATTCTGCCTGACAATACAGTTTCTACTGAAGCAGCACGTGCAGCTTCACTACTTAGATCTGCACTTAGAACAGCTTCAACGGAAGCAGCACGGACTTCTTCGGTTGATAGACGTGTTTCGAGGCTTGTATCACCTGATTGGCGAGCAACAACTTCAGAACTTAGATCGGCCGAAAGAACAGCTTCAACTGATTGAGCGCGAACTGTTTCAGTTGAAACTTTACTGTCTAGACTATCTTCTGCACTTTGAGCACGAACGACTTCGCTACTTAATGCACTTTCTAAAGAACCTTCAGCAGCTGCAGCACGATCTTCTTCATTTGAAAGACGGGTTTCTAATGAAGCTAGATCAACAGTCTGCATACTGTCAATAGCATCAATTCTTGCTGATAGTGAATCATCACCAGCAACACGACTTGAAGCTTCTGCTGAAACAGCAGTTGAGAATGCAGTTGCTACACTTGCATCGCCACTAACACGACTGGAAACTTCTGATGAAATTGCAGTTGATAGAGCGCTTGATAGTGCAGTTGTTACACTTTCGTCACCAGCAACGCGAGCTGATGCTTCTGAACTAATTGCATTTTCACGTGCAACTACTTCACTGCTTAGTGCTGCAGCAACACTTTCATCACCGGCAACACGGCTTGAAGCTTCACTTGAAACAGCATTTGATAATGCGGTAGCTAATGAACCTTCTGCAGCAGTTGCTCTTGAAGCTTCAGCTGAAACTTGTGTTGATAATGCAGTTGTTACACTTACATCACCAGCAGCACGAGCGGATTCTTCTGCTGAAATTCTTGCTTCTAGACTGTTATCACGATCAAGAACGGTTTGAACGAAACTTGCATCACCACTGATGGCATCAGCAAGTTCTTTTAGGGTATCAAGAACGCTTGGAGCGCCATTGATTAGACTGCTAATGTCGTCGTTGATTTTACTTTCTAAACTTGCAACTTCACTGCTGATTAGAGTGTCAACACTTGCAATTTCACTGCTTAATAGTGTTGCTAAACTGTTGTCAGCTGCTGTACGTGAAGAAGCTTCTGATGTGATAGCTGCTGCACGGGTGCTTTCTTCAGCTGACATTCTTGCGTTGACAGAACTGAAATCAGCATTTTGACTACTTGATAGACTGTTTAATACAGCTTGAACATTACCACCATCACTGGTTGTAACATTTGCTGCAGAAACTTGTGCTAACGAAGCACTACCATCTGCACCAACATGTAGAACTTTACCTTCTCCACCTGTTGAACCTGATAGATCAAGAACTAGGGTGCCGCTAACACGCATGTTAACTGCTTTATCTTGACCGAATACTACTGTACCGTTTTCCATGATTTTAGCGACAACAGCGCTAGAACCTGAAATAACTGCAAAACCTTTTTGTTTTGACATATTTGAGAAATCTCCCTTAAATAAAGAAAACATATATATCGGCACATGGCCGATCATATGTGATAATAAATAGTAATTATTTTTAGTATTTTCTATGCCGTTTATCGTCGTAGAACGGCACTCTCTATTTAGAAGATTTATAACCTACAAAGAAGTATCACCAGCTAATATATATCCATTTGAACCGGTTGATACAAGAGAAACAATTGAATATAAACCAGCTGTTTTATTATGAGATTGTCTATTTCTAATAACAACGCCACTACCCGTAATTACAGTTACAGTTCCGGGACCATTTTGACAAAAAGTAACAGTAAATCCTGTTGGTAAACCAGCAGGAACAGTTAAGTTTATTGCAGATGAACTACTAATATGCAAAAATTTTCCACTATCTTGTGGAACAAGTGTATAATTGGTTGTTGAGGATGTTAATTCAGCTACTTGACCATATATAGAAGTTCCACTTACAAATATGTTGCCTAAAAATGTACTATTATTAGAAATTATTAAATTGGATCCAGAAATTGTATCTAAGACGGTTAAATCATCATTAAATATTGAATTTGCATTCACTGTCAGTATATCAGTAAAAACATCACCAATTGTAACATTTCCAGAAACGGATAAACTGCCAGGAATATTAATCCCGGCAGAACTAGATAATTCTCCGTCTTTAATTACTATTTTGGCCATTTACTACCTATAGACAATTAGATACCTGTATATAGGTAGTTTTTTATTCCTCTTTTGGAAGAGCTGCTTTTTCTTTTTCTAATGCCCTTTGTTTTTGACGCTCTTTTGTATGTTTTGCTTGTGAAGGCTTGACATAATAGCGACGATCATAACAATCTTCAACGATTCTCATCTTTTTTGTTTTTTTGAGAAAACGTTTTATCATTTTCTCTGTATTTCCATCAACTTCGTCTAAACTTACTTTCATTATTCCCTCAGAATGTCAAATGACATTAAATTTCTTTCTACCAAATAATTGACTTATATCAACACCGGGATCGTTTGGTGCTACTCCACCCAATGGATTTGCTACACTTTCTTGCACTGTTGCTGGTGCAGGTTTTGTATCTTTAAATACATCAACTCCACCAATTTTCATAGACATGGCTTTATTAACTTCTGAATTTTGTTTTCTAAATTCATTTGTCATTTCTTCGCGGTCACGTTTTAATTGCTCTAACAATTCGTTGTTTTGTGTTGGTTTTTGTTTTGGCTGCTGAAACGGTGCTGCTTTTGTTTCTGTTAATACAGGAAGAGCGCCTTTCATGACTTCTTTTATAACAGCAGATAACAAACCGCTTTCAAGCAGTATCTCTTCAACACTTTCCTTGACGCACTCTTGAACGATTGGCTTAATTAACTCTTTTAATTCACTCTTTTTCATTAATCACCTATGATGTCATTTAATAGACGATTGATTCTATCAGATTTATTGAAAATGTTTGGTGTTTTTTTGCTTTCCGAAAGATTCATAAAAGCACCAACTGTTGAAGGTTCACTTACGAAATCAAAACAAATAAGCTGAAAGTCATCTTCAACATAAGTTAAACCGGCTTTTTCTTTCACGCTTCCAAGACCACGACTTGAAATACCAAGTTTAACTCCACTTTCAACTAGTGATTTAAGTATTTGACCAGATGGAGTTGTGAGTACTTTTACTTTACCCATCACATCTTTTCCGTTCCACCAAATATCAGTAACAATATGTGAAGCGTTCTTTAAATTGATTACAGACTCGTCCGGATGATCAAGCTCTCCAAGGGCACGATTTTCTGCAACCAGTTTCTTATAGTTTTCTACTTCGCGACGAAGTATATTTTCCGGGTATACGCGACCATTACCATTCTTGGCATCTGCTCTTTGCATAACACCTGTAAGCATCATGCCTCCACCTTTAACAAATACCTTTTCAGCTTCTGTTAATAGGTCTTGACATACGCCTCCTTCGCAGAGTTCAAAATACTCTCTTAATAAAAATTTATTCATATTTTGACTCCTATGTATTTTTTCCAGTTATTATAAAAACTATTATATTTTTTATATTCTTTTTGAATATTTGGCTCTTGTGACAAATCTTGTGTAACTCTTGGATCATTAGTGTGTATTAATTTATTATATAATCTTTGACTTATTGCTAGGCGACCTTGATTAAATAAAAATCCTATAACAAATTTTATTATTTCATCTGGAATAGAGCCGGCAAAATGTTTTATAGTTGTATTAACTAGACTAGCTACATACCAAGAATTAAAGTCAGTTTGACCTATTTGTTGAAGAGAGGGAGTGGGTCTTGTGTTGTCTTCTTGTAGCGGGCCAATTGTTGGATTTTGTATAATTCTTTTTGTTGCAACAAGATGTTTTAAAACAGTATCTATATTTTTTTTAGCGATATTTTTCTGTTGTTCGCTTAAATTCAAATAATATGGAGTTTTTGAAAAATATACTATACCATTATCGTGTAAATTTCTATAATCTTCACCCTCAACTGAAGACATAAGGCTTCCATAATCTTTTAATATTCCTATTTTTTTGGGTTCAGGCAGTTGTAATGGTATATTTTCAGAAGATGGTAATTCGCCAGATGGTTCAACAGGTTTTTGTTGTGGCACTTCACCGGGAGGCAATTGAGCTGGTTTTTTTACATATGCATGAACATAATCAGCCTTTTCAGTATCTGGTTCCGAAATCTGTGGTTCTCCAACTGCAGAAGATGGACGAATAGCCAATGCTGTTGTTGGTTTTTTTTCTGGCTCTTTCGAAATTGGTTGTTTCTGTGGAACTTTATATCTTGCAAAAGCTCTACCAACTCCAGCAGACGCTTTTGGATTTGGTTTTCCTGATAATGTGTCCGATGCTTTACGAACAAGACCTCTACCGAGATTTTTTAAAGCAGTAAAAAGCTTTTCATCAATCTCTTCTTCATTGATGAGATTGTTGAATTCTTCTTGTATAATTTGCTCTAATTCTTCTTCGGTAAGATGCATTTAAATCACTCTTTAGTTTCATTTTCTTCAAGACTTGTTCCAACACGACCTCTACGTGTAGATGGGTAATGTCTTCTTGGTTCTGCTGCGAACTTATCTTTCTGAACTATAGAATTTTCATATGTTTTTAAGAATCTTTGTTTTAATTTTTCATAACCAGATGGGTCGTTTTCTAGTTTTGTTATTTCTCCACGAATAAAACTTAAACCAGGTTCAGCGCCGTTGTTTTCCATTTGATAAACATATTTAATCAATCTTTTTGCATCGACACGTTTTCCAGTTTTTAAATCATCAACTGCATTTTTATAAGAAACAGTTGCAGCACCAACTCCCCTTTCGGCTGGAGCTATTCTTGATGGGCCTTTTGGAGTTATACTAGAATACATTTGAGTAACTTGATTTGATACTGAATTTACTAAATCAGTTAATGGTCTGTTTTCTTGTTTACTTGCTGCGTTGTGTAGTTTTCCTAGTGCTGATTGTACAGAATCAATTTTACTTTTTACTTCTTCACTAGAAACGAAGTCTCCAAATTGACCACTGCTTTTGCCAAGAAGTTTATCAAGAAAACCTTCATCAAGTTCGCCCTCTTGCTGCATTGCTGTTAATTCTTCTTGAATTACTTTTTGTAATTGTTCTTTTGTAATTTTCACTTAAAATCCCTCAGAATAAATAAATTGATGCGGGCGCAACCCGCATGGTACAGCTTCCTTTGCAGCATCTACGACTGTTGGTTTGTGGAAGAAACCACTTACGAACGTTTTGATCTACTAAATTCATATATACCTCGTATATTCTATAAATATTCTCTAATTAGTGTTTGTTCTTTAAATTTAGAACAATTCCTTCATCGCTGAAACATTTATCTAAAATATAACTACAAAACGATGAAATTGCTGCATATACAAACGCTCCAATATAAAAATGTGGAAACAAATGTATACCAGAATACCAAAAAAGCATAAACATGAAATAACCAACATGAAAACCCGTACACATACTGCAACGAAATAATTCACCTAATATTCCAGTTTTTGGTCTTATAAAATCAAGTATGCTGGCATAACACAGTATTTGTGTTAAACCAGCACAACTTAAAATGAATACAAGAATCTTATCCATTATAGACCATATGCATAACGACGAACCTGATGAATTGGTACCGAGCCTTTTTCTTGAGCAGCTGGAATACCACCCAGTTCTGTACTTTCTTTATCATCTGGTTCTGTGACTCTATCTGTATACACATCATCAACGGCTTTTTGATAAATAAATGATGGTTTTTCACTGTCAATCCATTTTGACAACAACATTAATAATAAGTTGTCAATAGGAATATCTTGTGCTGGTTTCATTATTTTACATTCCAATGAGCCATATACATTACTTCCAGCAATACTATCAGGCATCGCGACGCCTTTTTTAATCAAATATTTCATCAGCCGATCTTGTGTTTGATAAATGTGATCATCAAAATTATCGCGACAAAAAGCAATTACTTTCTTTTTTTCTGGCATAACAACAATATCAATATCTGGATGATCCGAAACAATTATATCCCCATCAAGAGTTCTTCTTGCTTTTAAATTAACTGTAAAAAGTTGTTTTGGCTTTTCCCTCTCTTCAGATGCACCGAGTTCTCCACCGGCTTGATCTGGTTGCGGATCTTCATCGGTTATTTTTATATTAATATCAGCCATCTTTATTTGTTTCCTGAGAGTTTATTTCTTTAATAAGAGTTTGTATTTTTAGTATTTCTTGAACCATTTGTTGGTCAATATTTCTTTTGCTATATTCTTCTACTTTTTTAAGAACAACATTTGTTTTTTCGTTTAAAAATTTATCTTCTATTATTTCTTTTGTTTTTAAAGATTGTTTTAAAGAAGATTTTAATCTTTCTATTTCTTCATTTAAGAAAATTTTAAATTCAATACCATTATCAGCAAAACTCATAACATATTTTGTTAATAGCTCTTTCTGTTCTGTTAACAAAGAATTGCCATATTGTTCATTGAATTTTTTAACGAATACTTTGTAAGTTAGTGCATCAAGAGTTTGAAGCTTATCCATTTCAGCATTTTCAGGAGACGAACTCATCTTTGTGATAATAGTATTTTCCAATAAAACTTTTTCTTTTATAGTAATAGTATTATTAAAAATTTGAGAAATGGTTGCTAAATTTTTATAATCTGGAACGAATGTGTTGAACATTTTTCCATTTGAAAATTTATTTAAAATATTTATAAGTTTTGTTTGTTCATTAAATATTTTTTTCTTATCTAGAAGTTCATATTGATATTTTGCTTCATTTAATAGTTTTTCGGCAAGTTTTTGTGGCATTTCATATGCTTCATTGACTGCCTTATAAAGTTCTAATTCTTTTCTCAAAGTTGAGTTTTTTGAAAAGAATGTTTTACACACACTAACAAGGAAATTTTTATTTTGTTCATTTTTTTGCAAAACTGAATTTGTTATTTCACGAACAATTACTTCATATAGAAAAGCGGTATTTCTTTTCTTATTATGTTTATTCTTCATCGTTTTCTTTCCTTGTTCCATTTTTCTTCTCCAAAGAACTTAATAATTTTTTTAAACTATCGTTGTTTGAAATAATTTTTTGTTCAATTAAGTTTTTATCTTTTTCTTCTGATGATTCATTGATCATTTCATTACTATAACTATTTTCATATTCTTCATAAATACCATTACCAAGTCCAAATAATTCTTGAGTACCGGTACCCCAAACATTTCTCATTGAACCACCACTAAGTTCTTTACTAAATTTAGATTGATAACTTCTTGTTCTTGCACCCGTTGGCCTACTATCTCCACCACGATATTTAACTGGAAGATACATTTTACCTCTTGATGCTGGAGTTGAAGTTAGGCGATCATCACGTTTTCCCGGAGCTGCTATTAGTGGACTTTCTTTTTCACCTTCTCCACCAGTTTGCGCTTGAGTTTCTTTGCCTGTTTCTGGAGTTGGTGTTGTTCCGGGAGTTTCAGGTTCTGCTCCTAAAGCACTAAGATCAATTCCCGCTCCTGTATCAGTTGGAGGCGGCGAACCACCACCTGTTTCTAGGCCACTAGCACCGGCTGCCAATCCTGCATCCTGATCTCCACCGGGAGCTTCAGATTCAGTACCAGCTTTTTCAACAGCTGCCTTAAATTTAAAGTCAAAGAACATTTCACGCTGATTACGTAGAAATTCTTCATCAGATAGACCAAAGATTTTCTTAGCAACCCAACGTTTGCTGAAGTAGCCTTCTGTAGCTGCACTTGCAACTTCAAACTTTGTTTTCCAAGTTTCAAGTTCTTGTAGTTCAGCGATTTTGCTTGGATTATTTAATCTTAATTTAAATTTAATTAAATCTTCATTTCTATATCCAAGAACGAAAAGATGTATGATACCAATTTTTTCTAGTTCACTAATAATTGATCTTTGAAGACGCTGAATTGTTCTTGCAAATCGAATATCTTTTTGAGCAAGAGTTGTCTTATCTTCTTCCCCGCCTTCACCACGAGCAAGATAACTTTGTGGTATTTTAATAGCAGAAAATAGTTTATCTCGTAGATATTTTACATCATCAATATCACCTGTATATTGACCACCAGCAAGACTTTCAATCTTTGTTGATTGTTGGCCACGAACTGGAATAAAGTAGTCTTCTTCAATTGAAAGTGGATTGTAGCGTAAATCTACGCGACCAGTCTTTTCATCAACAACTTGGTTGCGCTTTAATGCAGTCATGGCTTTTTGCATGAATTGCTCAACATCATTTGGAGCGACATTGCCAACATCAACATAGAAAACGCGACGTTCAGCAGAGCGAACAATACGGTAAGCCATCATGGCATCTTCTAATAGGGTTAATTGGCGCCAAATACGACGAGCTGGCTCTAGTATTGATGTTCCATATGGAGCATACTTGTCGTTTCCAAGAATGCGAAAGTGACCCATCTGCCAATTTTCAAAGGTCATTCCACCACTATTCCACTGGAATTGAACATAGTTTGGGTTTTTTTCATCTTCGCCCTCAATACGCTCAACTTCGTATGGAGGAATACCAATAGCATTTTTAATCCCATCTTTATCGTCAATATCAAGATAAAGAAAAAAGTCACCAAACTTACACATTGTTCGCGACCAACCGAAAAGATTAAATTCAATATTTAATATGTCATAATAAAGACCGTGAAGAACGTTTTTGATTTCTTCATTTGGACAATCGATTGTAAGAACTTTTTCTAGCGAATTACTTGTTGTCATTTCATCAGCATATATGTCAAGTGCTGATGCGAGTTCTGGTGTGTATTCCATTTGTTCAAA